GCCCGATGCTGCTACAAAAATCCGTTCATCCTTCCATGGTTCTTATGATATGCCTGCATCTACTAAATAATAATAAACGTAACATATGCTACGAAAAGTATTACCCAAAGTAGTCCTTGTAGATAAACCAGAAAATGTTGTACCAGATATGTTAAGATAAATCCAATCATCTTCCGGTATGTCATATTCATTTTTTACATCTACATCTCTTTTAAAACGAGAAAGGGTCTTTTATGACCATCTAGAACCATTCCTATATTATCCAATACCTGGGAAATGTGCGAATATATGATTCTCATCTTAAAGTAATGATTTCATGAGATTTTTCTTAATGATATCAAATGTATTCGGTGGAACCCTATACAAACAATCAATATTGTATTGTATTATTTCGTTAATACAAGGCTCAAATAGCTTAATTACTTAATTGTCAACTATACGCTATAATTCTGCAAATTATGAAGAATCGAATTTAGATCCGTCAATACTTATACACTTCCATGTTTCTTTAATGTATTTTATAAATTTTTTGACTAATCCTGTTGTATTTTCACTATGAACAAATGAAGGAATATTCTCTTTTATCCAAGGAAAGAAATACGATTAGACAGCTTGCATCATGCCAAGTGCAGCATCGACCGGTGTGCATATCATCCTTGATTGGTCTTTATTATCTTTGGGACAGAAATCATGAGAACCAGTTTTTGGATCCAATTCCAATTGATAACGTACATATTCTTCGCCAGATTTAACTTAAGCCGTATATGAAGCAACATAATCATTGTAACCTGGATCATAAAAAGCTCTCAAAATACCCTTCTCATATTTATTTTTCTTAGCCTATTACCATTATGTCTATTTAGCGATATAATCAAAAAAGGTATGTGTTTTAGTTTGCATTGGTTTTTCATCTAATTTAGTTTTAAGAAATTTTATATAATCTGATGTCACAGCTCTAAATGAAGCTAAATCATGTTATGTATATTTCTATCTCGAACTCAATTATCGGAGTATTGCTTTAAATTTATTATGTAAATCTTTATGATCGTGTGAATGAATATAAACCTTAGTTCCATCCTCATATAGATCTACTCCAGATTAAACAATGCACCTATTACCTCTAACCCGATCACTCTTCTTAATTAAGCGATTCTTATGTATAGTATAACGTTCATCGTAATCATTACACATTTTCTTCATAGCCCTGATTTCATTCAGGAACTTCTTCCTACCTTGTATATTACCGATTACATAGTCATTTATATCATCAAAGTCTTTCTATTCAGGTATTATCGATGCACTATAATTTTCATAATTATCTTTTGATAATTCAAATAGTTCGTCTTTACTCAACTTAGGTCCTGAAAATTTTTTCTACTTAGAATTTGTCAATTTTTAATAATGTGCTGCCAAAGTCTTATAATCATGACAATATGGATATTTACGTAATATAGTATTAAATGTCTGAACATCTCTAGGGCTGCAAATTTACAACTCGATTGTGTTCATATTTTCGTCCTAGAACGTATTCTTAGTATGTAACTAATTTGAAATTTTTTAGAAATCAAATTTATATATTTATTACCACGAAATTCTACTATCAGAATCAATTAGCAAACATGCTTGAACAAAGTCGATTAATATTTATGGATATTCAACACCTATATTCGGTAATTTAATTGGTTCTACCCTAAACTCTTCAAGTCTATTAATATAAACATTTAAATCAAAATTATTTGGTGAACCAGACATGTACGGGTGTTAACCATACATCATCATATAAG